ACGCGACAGGTGCTTCGATCAGCCGCCCTTGGCGCTCGAGCTGCGCGCGCGCCCGTTCGAAGTCGGTTCGGGTGCGGCCGGTTGCGCGAGGGTCGGCGCGGGCGGCGGAGGCTTGAGCGCTTCGGCTGCCGGCGCTTCACCGTCACCGTCGCCGTCGTCTTCGCTGTACTCGCTCCCCTCCTCGACCCCATCGGGGTACGGGTTCTCGGGCGTCGGCTTCACCGCCGGCGGCGATCCGGCGGGCGCTTCGAGCAGCGCCTGGCCCATGCCGAGCATCTCGCGCACGTCGACAGGCGATCGCCACGCCCATCGATTCTTGCCCACGAGCCAGACGGCGATCTGGCCGCGAGAGTCCTTGGGGTTCTGCTTGAGCGAGTACTGCTCTGCGATCTTGAGCTTGCGTGCCACTGCGATGTGTCCTTGGTGTGTTGGTGTTCGCTGTGCCGGCAGTTGACAGCGCGCCGCCCGACACAGCTTCGGACGGCGCGCGTTTCGTCGCACGCGCTTAGTAGCGCGGATTGGTGATGTAGGCCGTGAACGCGATGCCGGTGGCGATCGTGCCCGCGACGTGGACGTACAGGCGGCAGTACTGGTACGCCGTGCCGTTGACCACGTTGTTGAACGGCAGCGTGTAGCGGCCGACGCCGCGATCCGCGCTCCCGTTGTCGAGCAACGAGTCGGCGATGCCGTTGTTCCCGATGCCGATGAACGGACCGGGATGCACGGCAGAGGCGAACGTCGCCGAGCTCGAAAACTCGAGGCCGATGTAGTAGATCTCGTCGCCGCTCGCCACTTCGACCGCGGTCGCGTCGATGACGACCAGGCCAGTGACTTCGCCGACGCCCAGGTTGAGGATCCCTCCCGACCCCGCGCCGTCGGCCGCGATGAGCGTGCCGTCGTGGAGTTGAAGGGAGGTGTCGACGATGAAGTTGGAGTCGATTTGCGTTCCCATGATTCCTGCTCCCCGTGAGGGTCAGTAGTTGTGTTTGTGAGTGTGAACTCGAATGGGAGTGAGGATCAGGCCGTGACGGCGGCGTCGGAGATGGACCACAGACGCGCGGCGGCGTAGGGTTCTTGGATCGACAGCGACGCGTACCACTCGAAGCGAGTGCGCATTACCGGCTTCGCGTCCTGGTGCCCGAGGTCTTCGATCTCCGGCGGGCCGTTCTGGATGCCCTGCACCGCGCCTTCGCCGATGCGCAGAACGTAGATCGAGGTCGCCGTCGCGGTGCCCGAGGTCGCCGCTTCGGTGAAGGTGAGCGACGCATTGACGTCGCGCACGCCGTCGGCGATCAGGATCTCGAGGTCGTTGTAGTACATGATCCGCCGACCGAACTCGTTCAGTTCGTAGTTGATCGTGCCCGACACGCCGGTCGCGCGCGCCGCGGTGTTGAGGCGGCGACGCATCGCGCGGCTCATCAGCAGGTGCGTGGCGCCGGGGACACGCTCGATCGTTTCGTCGAGCTTCGCCAGCGACAGCGGCGTGCCGTTCGCGGTCGATCCGGCGGCGATGAGCTGCGTCCCGGTCAGGCGGCGCTGGAGGCCGTCGAAGTCCTTCGGCGCGCTCGTGCTGTCGCCCTTCACGCACAGGTGCGAGAAGGCGTGGCCGAGGGCCTTGAGCTTCATGGCCTCGTGATTCTCGCGGACGTTCGGGCCGCCGGTGCGCACGAGGAAGCGGTCGACGTCGAGGTCGCCACCGATGATCGCGAGCGATTCGACTTGCGGGTTGATGACGCCGACCGACTCGCTGTAGGCCTCGTTGATTCCGCGAGTCGCGATGCCGGGCAGCGCTCCCTCTTGGTTGAAGCGGTGCGAGTTGCCCGGGATTTCGTCGAAAGGAAGGACGCGGAGAAGGTCAGTCTCGCGCGCGAAGGTCTCGATCAGCGTCGCGCGCAGCGGCTCGGAGCTGAGCATCGCCTTCGACGCTTCCAGAAGGGTGAGTGCCATTGGTCATTTCGTAGCCCCCTGCTTCCGCAGGTACTTCGCACGAGCCTCAGGGGGCATCTTGGCCAGCTCGGCGACAGACATACCACCAACACCGTTGGCCGACCCGGCCGACCCACTCCCCGTGGATCCACTCCCAGCGAACGCCGGCGCGTATGCGGGCTGCGCGCGCAACGTGAGAAGGAACTCCTCCAGTTGCATCGGCCCGTTGTTCCCCTGCCGCTGAGAGAGCATGGGGACGCCGGTCTTGCGGTCGATGATCTTGACAGCGAACCCCTCGCTGTCGCCGACCTTCGTGCGCTCGACCTTCACCGACTCGCGGATCACCCCGATCAGCAAGTCGTAGCTGCCCTTGAGGCTAGGATTGACGGCGCCCGAAAGCAAGCGGGCCGCTTCGGCCTCGACCAGCGTCGACTCGGCCCAGCGGTTCAGCTTGGCGATCTGCTCGTCGCGCGTCGCGATCTCGGCGTTGTACTTCGACTCGAACTGCGTCTTGACGCCGGCGAGCATCTCGTCGAGCTTTTTCTTGTCGCCCATATCGCCGAGCGCCTTGAGCTTCTCGACCGCTTCGCGCGCCTGCTCCGGGGTCAGGTCGCCGTAGGCGGCGACGCGTGCGGCGGCCTCCTTGTGGCGTTCGGTGCGCTCGGACAGGACGGTCTTCAGGCCGCCGACGTCTTCGAGCGCCCATCCCCCGACGGGCTCGACGTCGAGACGGTAGGTCTTCGTCTTCTCGTCGAGCTTGTACTCGGGCTTCAGGTGAGCGGGGAGCGAGTTGACCTGTTCTTCGGTGAGCGTGGCTTTGAGCGGCATGTGCGTGTGCGTGTTGCGGTTGGTGTTGGTGTCGGTTGGTTCGAATGCAGGCGCAGATCGAAAGCGCCGCGATCAGCGGCGCGGCGGCGTCAGCCGGTCAACTCGTCGAGCTCCTCGAGCGTCAGCGTGCGACCGCGCGTGTCGATCATGTCCTTGAGCGAGAGGCCCTCGCGCTTCCACAAGTCATACCGCGCCGGCCCGAGGATCTCTAGCTGCCGCGCCTTCGGTTGCTGCGCGAGCCAGTCTTCGTAGGTGATCTCGCCGGCCACCTCGCCGTCGATCGACTCGCGTTGATCGAACTGCGGGTCGCCCGACTTGAAGCGATCGCCAAGGCCCAGCTCGTCCCAAGACTTCGTCACCGGGACCGCCATCGTGCGGCAGTTCGGATGGAACGGCGGGCGCGGCCCCTTGTTCACCGGGTACACCTCGCCGTCGCGCGCGCGACACACCGGCGAGGTGCGCGTGTCGAGCGTCGCCACAAGCTGGACGCGGTCGACGATGTCCTCGTTCTCGGCCATCGTCTGCTCGCGCGCCTGGTTGACCACGAAGTTCGTGGACGTGCGCACGACAGCCTCGACGCCGTTTCGGACCTTCTCGTAGATCCCGTCGCCGTAGTTCGCTTCGAGCGTCCCGCGGACACGAGTGATCATGCGCCCGACCGACTCGCCCTGGGCGATGCCGATGCGGAGCTGCGAAGCGACCTCGTCACGAGCGAAGTTCGAGATGCCTTCGAGGTGCTCGACGATCGTCTTCCCCACCGGCGCGCGGCTGGTCACGATCGAGCGAAGGATCGACGGCGACGGCATCGCGTAGTCGAGGCCGAACGCGTCCGTCACCTTGCGCATCGTCGCGACTTGCCAGCGGGCTTCGGACACAGCCAGGCCGCCGAGTTCCTCTTCGATCAGCTCGCGCAGGTCGCCGGTTAGCTGGGGCTGGACGATGTCGCCGATCATCGACGCGACGCCCGCGAGCCGATCGGTCATCAGCGGCCCCAGGTCTTCGCCGCCGCGGTCGCCGATCTTCTCAAGTCGCTCCGCGAGCCGGCCCGTCAGGTCGGGGAACAGCTCGCGATCGAGGAAGCGACGGACCTTGACCGCGACGCCGCCCTTGAAGCGCTCCATGTAGACCCAGCGGTTGACCGCGGACGTGAGCAGCCGCTGGTTGACGGTCTGCGGCCCGCTCGCGTCGAAGCGCTTCTTCGAAGGCGTCGCCATGCCGGCTCGCGATCAGGTGCGGACAGCGGCGCCGGCTGCGCCCGCGTTGCGGTTCGATGGGACAGATCCAGCCGCGCCTGCGCCGCCGTTGCGCGCCGCATGGTCTTGGTCTTCTGGATCGCCACCGAAGCCGCCACCGGCGGCTCCGAACGGGAACCCGCCGCCGAAGATCGACGCCAT